TTAGCTAAAGATACTTATTTAGAATCCACAGAGATAGAGTTTAACGCTGAGGGAGAAAAGCCATTAGGCTATGTCTCTCTTACATTTTTAACTAACTATTATGTCAAGGAAAATACTCCTGACGTAGCAGTTTAAAGGAGATAATTATGAAAATGATTAGTCCAGACGGAAAAGTTTCTATAGATGCTCACCCTTCTAAGGTTGAGTCATTATTGAATAAGGGTTGGAAAGAAGAAGCAGCCCCATCGGAAGATAAACCTAAATCTTCTTCTAAAGAAAAGTCGAAAGACGAGGTAGAAAATGGCAACACATAAAGGAAGTGAGGGAACTGTAAAGGTTGGCTCAAATGCTGTAGCTGAAATAAGGTCTTACTCAATCGAAGAATCTGCTGATACTTTAGAAGATACTTCAATGGGTGATTCTGCTAGAACTTATAAACCATCATTAACAAGCTTCTCAGGAAGTTTGGATGTTTTTTGGGATGAAACTGATGCATCAGGTCAAGGTGCTTTAAGCATTGGATCAGAAGTAACTTTGAATGTTTATCCTGAAGGCGATGCTTCTGGTGATACTTATTACTCTGGTTCAGCCATTGTAACTGGTGTTTCAAGGACTGGTTCATTTGATGGATTAGTTGAAGCTAGTATTTCAGTTCAAGGCAATGGTGCTCTAACAGAAAGCACTGTATAAAAATGAAAGCAATTGAAAATGCTGTAAAACATTTTGCAGAGCAAGATGTAAAAGTAATTGAAGTGCCTGAATGGGGTGATGAAGATAACCCATTAAAAATATATAGTAAGCCATTAACGCTAGCTGAAACTTCCAAGCTTTATAAAATGAGCAAAGAGGATGATCTAACGATGATGGCTTATGTCCTTATTTACAAAGCACTTGATGAAAACGGAGATAAGCTATTTGATCTAAGTGATAAAAATAGCCTATTAAACAAAGTTGATAGAGAAGTATTGGTTAATATAGCTCAACAGATCATGGGGCAAGAGCCTATTGAGGAAGTTAAAAAAAACTAATAGAGGATACTAATTTATATGTGCAATATGCACTGGCTGAAAAACTTGGAAAAACTTTAGAAGAAATCCAAGAAATTAGTATCCACGAATTTCAAGGGTGGATAGCTTACCTAGAAATAGCTCAAGAGAAACAAAGTAATGGCAAATAAAAAAGTACAATTTACATTAACAGCAATCGACAAGACTAAGGCAGCTTTTGATAGAGTTGGCAAAGGTCTTAAGATTGTTGGTGGTGGTGCTAAAATGGCAAGCATGGGAGTGGCTAAGGTTGGTTTAGCTGCTGCTGGTGCTGCAACTGCATTAGCTGCATTAGTTAAAGTAAATACTGACTTTATGGATAAGCTTGGTAAAACAGCTTCTAAGCTTGGAATAGAAGTTGAATTCTTGCAAAACATGAGATTTGCTGCTGAACAGACTGGAGTAAAGGTTGAAGCTTTAGATATGGGTCTCCAAAGATTTATCAGGAGAGCTGCTGAAGCTGCAAGTGGAACAGGTGAAGCCAAAAGAGCGTTTGAGCAACTGGGAATTGAATTAACAGATTCAAGTGGTAATTTAAGGGATGTTGAACTTATATTAAACGATGTGGCTGATGGTATAGCAAATACCACCAGCTCTGCTGAACAAGTTAGACTAGCTTTTAAGTTTTTTGATTCTGAGGGTGTTTCATTGGTTAATACCCTTAAGAATGGATCAAAAGGTTTACAGGAATTTAAAACTGAAGCAGAAAATTTAGGTTTAATTATTAGCAAAGAAAGCATAGCTAAGGCAGAAATGTTTGCTGATTCTTTAAATGTTCTTAAAAAACAATTTACTGCTATCACAGCAAATCTAACTGCTGCTTTTATTCCAATTTTACAAGATGCATCTAAGGTCTTGTCTGACATGATGACAGAGCTAAAAGGCAATGACGATGATTTTGAGAATTTTGGCAAAGCAATGGCTTTGCACGTTGTTGAAGCAACAAAAAATGCAACTTTGGCAATATATCAATTTTTTCTTACTGTTAGGCTAGAATTTGAAAAGTTAAAAGCTGTATTCGGTCAGGGCAATCCTGAGTTAGTAAAAATTATTAAAGACATTGAAGAAATGGATGCTGTTATGGAGCATCTTACAAAAACAGGTCAAGAAAATACTCAATTTATGAAAAACTCTCAGGCTAGAATGGCTATGTTGAGAGAAGAATTTACAAAACTTGCAGGCAAGGATGGAACTCAAGGTATTATTGATGCATTTGATGCTATGTCAGAAAGAATAATGAATTACACATCTGTTGCCGAAGAAGCTGGTGAGAAAGACCCAATAAAAAAAATATCAGAATCAGTATTAAAGTTTAAAGATGAGATGGGTATAACTGAAGCAGCTATATCAAACTTAACAATAAATACAATGAAAAAATTTGAAGATTCAATCATTGAGGGTTTGAAAAATGGCAAATTGGCGTTTAAAGATTTTGCAAATTATGTTATTGAGCAAATTTTAAGAATTGCAATACAAGAAGCAATATTAAAACCAATTACAGGTGGGGTAGAAAGTTTCTTTAGTGGAATATTTGGAAGATCAATAGGTGGTGGTGTAAACAAAGGTCAGCCATATAAAGTTGGAGAATCTGGAACAGAGTTATTTGTTCCTCAACAAAGTGGAAAAATTATAAGCAATAATGATTTGCAGAATATGGGTGGAAATCAATCAGCACCTACAGTCAACTTTAATATATCAACAGTTGATGCTGCTGGCTTTGATCAGTTATTAGCATCAAGAAAAGGATTGATAACATCAATCATAAACAACGCCATGAATAATCAAGGCAAGATGGGGATTGTGTAAATGTCTGGTCAATTTCCAACAGACCCTAACTTTAGAACTTTAAATTTTAAAGATAACAGACCAACGCTTTTGAACCAGACTTTATCTGGTAAAAAACAAGTAAGACAAATAGGCTCACAATATTTTTCTTTTACAGTGGGGATGCCACCTTTACAACAAGAAAAAGCACAAGAGATATTTGCATTTTTACAAAAGCAAAAAGGTTCTTTTGAGGACTTTACTATTCAAGCACCATTAGACAATTTAGGTGCAAGCAAATTAGAAACAGATATAGTTGTTAACGGAGCTCATACCTCTGGCGATAACACAATAGCAATGGATGGTTTTTCACAAACCACAGGAGCATTAAAGGCTGGAGATTATATTAAGTTTGCTAATCATTCTAAGGTGTACATGGTATCTGAAGATGCTGATGCATCAGGTGGAGCAGCAACAGTAACCATATCTCCAAATTTAGTAGCATCTCTTGCAGATAATGAAGCTGTTACTGTAAATAAACCTAGCTTTACTGTATATCTTGAAAACAATGAAATCATGTATTCAACAGATGCTAGTGGTTTTTACAGCATTTCATTTGACGTTAGAGAGGTTATTACCTAATGCCTAGAAGTCTATCTGCTGCTTTACAAACACAAGTATCATCTACAGCAACCAAGACAGCTTTTCTGGTTGAGCTCAATTTATCTACAGTTATAAGATTAACTGATTGGTATTCTGATGTAACTTACGATTCAAATAATTATGAAGCTGGTGGTTCTTTTCTTACAGTTGATTCAACAACTGAAACTGGTCAACTGCAGGTTAATGAAATCAACATTGGTTTTTCCAACATTACAGATCAAGTTAGATCGTTGGTGCAAAGTGGAGCATTTACAGATAAAACAGTTGAAGTTTATTTGGCTTATTTTGATGTAAACGAAAGCATCGTTGGTGCAATTAATTTTTTTACAGGACAAATAAGAAATGTATCTATAAATGAAAATATAGATAGCTCAAATTTATCTATGGTTGTTGCTAGTCATTGGGCAAATTGGAATTTAACTAAGGGCAGGAACTATTCTGATGAGTCTCAGCAATCTTATAGCTCTGGTGATAGAGGTATGGAATTTGCTACACAAACAAAAGAAGATGTTAGGTGGGGTATGTAATGAATTTTTTTGCTGCTGTTGGTGAATTTTTTAAAGCTGCTTGGGCACTCTTTGCCGAAGCCAAATTAATAACACAAATACAGGTTACTCTAACAGCAGCAACTTTAGTTGTAGGTGTTAAAGGGTTTATGCAGGCTAGGGCAATGCTTGCCAAAGGTCAAGACATACTTGCCAACAAAACTTCTGCTGGTGGCAAATTACCAGTTATTTATGGCACAAGAAGGGTTGGTGCACAAATAATATATATGGATGTTAGTGATAATGATTCAAGAGATTTATATGTTGTTTATGCCCTTTCAGTTGGTGAATGTGATGAGATTTTAGGTAGAACAATTGAACTTGATGGCAATCCACTAACTGATCCAGCAAGGTTTAGAGATGGTGGTTACATTGGATCAGACAAGATATCTTCTGGCTCAGGTTCTTTAAATACAGCATCTCAAAATGGTCTTGGAGTAGAGCTAACTGCTGGAACTTTTGGCACAGACCCAACAGCAAGATATAGATATGTTATGAACTTGCATCATGGAGCTGCATCACAAACAGCAGACCCCATGCTTGTTGCATCTATGCCTAATTGGA